CGTCGTTACACAATGCGTGACATTGGTAAGTTGGAGAAACGTATTGAGAGATTAGAATACTATACTACTCTTAGTATCCTAGAACAGCAAGCACTTAACATGCAAGTTAAGGATGATATTGGTCTAGACAGATTTAAGTCTGGATTCTTAGTTGATAATTTTGAAGCACATAGAAGTGGTAACTTAGGATCATTAGATTATCAATGTTCTATTGATTCACAACAATCAGTTCTACGTCCACAGTCTAGAGAAGATTCATTATTCCTTAAAGAGATTAATGTCAGAGATGATCAAAGATTTGTTTCTGGATATAAAAATTCAAATGGTGTTGTTACACTACCATTTACTAACCTAAATTTATTGGGTAATAGTGCTGCATCAAAGACACTTAATCCAAATCCATTTGTTGTTCTACAATATGTTGGTGATGCTAATATTACTCCAAGTATTGATCAATGGTATGATCAACATACAGAACCTCTAGTTGTTGATACTAATACTGATCTTTATAAGATCTTCCTAGCAAAAGTTGATGTAAAAGAAAGTTTCTCTTCTTTACATAACTCATTTGTTGTAAACTGGGTTGGTTCTTCTCCATCATTTACATCTATTAATTCACTTGGTGATGAGAATAGAGAAGCAGCAAAGACTTCTGTAGTTGCTGCAGCAGTTAATAGTTCTTCTAATATTAGTCCACAAAACAATGATGTTGCTAAAGGTGTTCAGTCTAAAACTGTAAGAGGAAATAGTGTTTCTTCTGCATTACAATTCTTTGCTAGAAGTGTACCTATCAAGTTTGTTGTTAAGAGGATGAAGCCAAATACTACTGTCTCTGTATTCTTAGAAGGTAGAGATATTAGTCGTTGGGTAAATCCTGATATTCGTTTTACTGGAGTTGCAGGTAATTCACCTTCTGCATTTAATGGAAAAGTAACTACTGACTCTGATGGTAATGCTAGTGGTACAATTGTACTACCTGCTGGTATGCCACCATTAGAAAATGCTACTTGGACTGGTGATGTAAACACAGTAGACTATGATGATACTGCAGAAGAACTTAGAGTTTCTACTGGTATCAAGACTTTCAGATTTACATCTAGTGCAACTGATGCAGATAAATTAACAGTTGATACTTATGCTGAGGTTAAGTATTATGCAACTGGTGTTCTTCCTGAGAATCCTTCCAGCATTATTTCAACAAAACCATCATTCTTTAAAGCAAATGAAGGTGTTCAGTTTGTTGATAGTAATACTGATAATCCAGTAAGACCTAATCCACTTGCTCAAACATTTAAGATTGAGAACTTTGATGGTGGTGTCTTTACTACTGGTGTTGATCTTTATGTTAGTAAGAAGAGTAGCAGTATTCCTGTAAAAGTATATCTTACAAATGTAGAATCTGACAAACCTGGCAAAAACATTATTCCTGGTACAGAGAAAGTTCTTTCTCCATCTACATTCCTTAAGTTCTATTCTAATGGTAACGTATATGTAACCAAAGGTGAAATGGTAACTGGAGCAACTTCTGCTGCTAGTGGTCCTGTTGATAAAATTATTGATAAGAATGGTGTTGATCTAGTAGCATCTTCTTCTGGTAAGTTCCTTCTTACTAATGAACAAGTATATACTTTAGTTCTTAGCAATCATAATGGTCGTTCATTTAATCAGAACGAAGATCTAATTGTACCATCAATTACTTTAGCAAATAATACTGAAGGTACTTCTGGAAGATTAACTCTTGCTAAAGATAGTGGTAAAGTTTCTGCTATTAAGATTTCAAATGTTGGTGCTAATTATGACAATGCAATTGTTACTATTGAGAGTCCACAGTTACCTGGCGGTTCTGTTGCTACAACTAGAGTTGAAGTTTCAGATGGAAAGATTTATAATGCTGAGGTTTCACTTGCTGGTTTCGGATATACAGAACCACCTTCTGTAGTTATCAAAGGAATTGGTAATGGTAGTGGTGGTGCTGTTCTTGAAACTGAAATTGAGATTGATGCACCTGCTGTTAGAATGGGTGTTGCAACTGATCAAGAAGGTCTTACTAATTCTACAATTCCATCATTCTTTGAGTTTGATCATCCTGTATATCTACAGAATGATACTGAATATGCACTTGCTGTTGAAACTGATTCAACTGACTATGAACTATGGGCATCAAAACTTGGTGAAATTGATATTTCAACAAGTACGGTTATTACAACTCAACCATCATTAGGTTCGGTATACCGTTCACAAAATGTTGACAACTGGACAGAAGATAACTTTGAAGATCTGAAGTTTACTTTATATCGTGCTGAATTTGATATTACTAGAACTGCAAGTCTAGAATTAACAAATGAACCACTTGGTTATGATCTTTTAAGTAAGAATCCATTTGAGACTAATGCTAGTGCTAATACTCAGGCAACATCTAAGTTATTTGGTAATAACAATTCAATAGTTAATGTTAAGCATAAGGATCATGGATTTGAAACTTCTGGTAAATCTTATGTGTTCTTTAAACAAGCAGTGGAAACTGGTGGAGTAACATCTGATATTTTGAATAGTTCACTATTCCAAGTTAAAAATTCTGGTATTGATTCTTATAATATTATTTCATCTATTCCATCTTCAGGTTCTGGAATTGGTGGTGGTGAACTAGCATATGCTTCATATAATAGAAAGTTTGAACTTCTTTATCCACAAGTTCAATACTTAACATTCACTAGTACAAAACTACTATCAGAAGTTAAAACTACAAATGTACAATCAGTAGACTCTACTGATACTACATTCCCATCATATAGTCAAACGGAGTTTGAGAAAACATTCTTAAATGAACCTCATTACTTTAGTAATCAAAAAATGATTGCTTCTAATATCAATGAAACTTTGAATAGCATTGATAATTCATTAGTATATAAATTATCACTCAGTTCTACTGTGTCTCATTTGAGTCCAGTTGTAGACTTAGGAACTACCAGCGTCAAGACTGTAACTAACAGGGTTGAACAAGCAGAAGGTATGGAAGATAGATTTGGTAGAAGAGATCAAATTGTTGAATTCTATCCTGTTTATAAATTCCAACTAACAGGTATGGGTGGTACAGAGATTCAAACTGATCAAGCAGTTGAAGGATATACTTCTAAGGCAGTTGGTACTATTGCAAAAGTTGATGGACTAACTGTTTATGTAAGAGTTAAAACATCTCAACTATTCATAAGAGGCGAAAGAATGTCTCTTGGTAATCAACCTGGTGTAACTACTACTGTGGATGGAGTTACTGTTCCAGCAGCAGTTGTTGATACAAACCTAATTCAAGAGTTTGTTGATATTGCAGATTCTGCTACTATCGAAGCAAGAAATCCATCAACAATTACTGAAGCATATACTAATAAGATTACAGGTAAAGCAGTTATCTGGAATAATAAGACTCAAGAGTTAACTTTGAGAACTGATGTTCATCCTATCAATGATTCATTTACTGATAGAATTCAAGATGGATTATTCTACAATAGAAATTCTGTTGTTGCAGATCAATTGAGTGATATCTTTAGAGTTGGTGATTTCATTAAGTATCCAAATCAACCAGATGATGAAGCTCGTTTCTGGGAGATTGGAAGTGTTGAATATACTAATGGTATTAATTTCGTACCAGAAAATACTTCTAAGAATACTTCTGCTATTGCTAAGTATGTAAGTAAGGAAGTTTCAATCAGTAATCCAGCAACTGCACTTAATGTTCATCTAACAATGAATACTAAGGATCTTGCAAACGTTAAAGTTCTATTCAAATATAAGAAAGCATCTACTCAAGAAAACTTTGATGATATTGATTGGGAATTCTTTAATGGTAATGGTCACCCAGATGTTAGTGATATTGCTACTCCTGAGAACACTATATCTAGTGTTGTCGAGAAACAATCCTCCTATCAGGACATTACATATTCCGCGTCTGGTCTTCCTGAGTTCTCCTCATTTGCTGTTAAAATTGTAATGAGAAGTAACGATCCAGCATATGTACCTAAGATTCAAGACATTCGTGCAGTAGCTGCATTCTAATTCCGCATATGGACTATATTAAGGTTGAGGGACATGACGGTCTCGTGAGGGACAAAAACACAGGTGCCATCATCAATTTGAACCAATCGGCTATAGAGGCCAGAAGGAAGGCGCGGGGTTTAAGTTCCGCGCTAGAGGACATAAATATGTTGAAGAATGAACTCTCTGAGATCAAGTCCCTACTGAAAGAGATAACCAAAAATGCCAGCAGTTAACGTCGCACGTACTGATACCTTTGAACAACAAAGGGTCAAAATCAATACTATTGCAACCCAAATATTTTCAATCTCTGCTGGTGGGTCTGACCTATCAACAGGTGTTTTAAAACTTGGTGATGGTAGTCTCACTGCACCTTCACTAGCATTCAGTAATGAAGAAGGTTTAGGTTTCTTTAGACCAGATAATAAAACCTTAGGTATTACATCTACTGGTAAAAAATTAGTAAACTTTACTAATGATGGATTTTATTCCTTTAAGGATTCTATCTGTCAGAAAAATATTATTTCTGATCTTGTTATTAGTAATCCTGGTTCTCTTTACGATGCAGGATCATTTACTGATGTACAACTATTAGGTGGTACTGGTGAAGATGCAACTGCTAATATTAATGTTACTGCATATATCTTTACTCAAACTAGTAATGGTGCTGGATATAGCTTTGGTAATTATAATGGAGCGGGTCTAGAAGGTGGTAGTGGTAATGATGATGCTTCTATTGACTTTGAAGTAAAAGGTATTGAAGCAAGTGTTACTAATGCTGGTACTGGATATGGGCCTGGTACGTATACTAGTGTCCCTGTACAGAACGTAAGTTCTTCTGGTAGCGGTGAGACTGCTACTGTTGTTGTGGGCGGTACAGTCGATTATGGCGGTAGTATAACAAACGCTGGTTCTTCATACGATCTTGAGCCAGGTGCAACAGAAACAACATATAATGATCAAGTAGTAGTTGCAGGAAGTCCAGCACAAACATATACTGTTACTTCTGTTACTAATCCTACTGGTGGTCCACCCAACAACATCTATGAATTAAATGGAGTAGAGAATCCAGCATTAACTCTTGATAGAGGAAATACATATAGATTTGATGTTTCAGATTCATCTGTTAGTGGTCACCCATTAATTTTTCAAACAACAGGTTCTACTACTCTTGATGAACAATATTTTCAAGTAGTAACACCTGCAGATGGTAGTTTTATTGATTTGGTTATAAAGGAAGATGCTCCTCTTGCAGATATTAAATACGAATGCCAACTTCATACTGGCATGGGTAACACCATTACTGTAGTAAATGGAACAACTGGAGTATATGGTCATGGAATGACTGCAAACGTTACAGTTGGTTCAAGTAATACAGTTACTGCATTTGAGATTGTAAATATTGGTGCAGATTATAATACTGGTGATGTTTTATCTGTAAATCTTGCTGGTGGTAGTGGATTTGAATATACCATAGGAACTCCTGTATACTCAGGTATTGTAACTAGTATTTCTTTTAATGACGATGGTAGTGGATATAATAAAAACGATACATTAACTGTTAACGATTCTGATCTTGGTGGTAAAGGTGGATCTAATTTTGTTGCTACAATTACAACACAACCAGGTGCCGTTGACAACTTTACTTTTGTATCTAAAGGAACTGGATATGTAACAGGAGATGATCTAAAACTACCTGATGAAACAACAGGTGTTAGCTGTACAGTTAATGGTGAAATTGCTTTAGAAGCTAACTATACAGAGGCAAGCACTACAGTTACTGTTACTAGCACTGCTAACTTGAGTGCTGGTATGGGATTTTCTGGTTCCAATGATTTTACTGGAACCGAAACTATTGTTTCTATTGTCAATGGTACGACTATTACAGTATCTGCTGCACCAACACTAACTGGTACTGGTGTTTTAACTTTCGCAACTATCAACCCTGCTGAGCAACTTGAGGTAAGCAGCACTACTGGTATCTACGTAGGAATGATAATTTCATTCACTTCTGGTGCTGCATCACTACCTGCAGGCCAGATTCTTGTGGATGATGTTGATAGGGTAAACAATATTGTTACAATGTCTGAGGACTCAGCAGAACCAGGTACTGCTGTAGCGTCATTTACTCCTCAGTATGGTGCAAACCCATCTACAGATTGGGAAATTGAAGTTGGAACTCTAGGTGTTATTGATGGTGTAACTGTTAATAACGCAGGTAATGGTTACGAATTCCAAGATATTTTATCTGTCAATCCTATTTCTTTAGTTGCTCCACAAGGATTTACTGTAACTAATATTGATACTCAAAAAATAGATTTTACTACTACCATTACTGATTCTGAAATGGTTGTTGGTGATGTATTAACTAATGGTACAGAAACAGCAACAATTATTTTTAAAAATAGTATTGCTGGAAATGTTGATTATATTTTAGTTCAGGATGGTGACTTCCAAACAACTGATACTCTTACTATTAGTAGAACATCTGCTGATTATACAGCAAACACAATTAAACTTGGTTACAGATATTTAATTGATAATCAGTTAGAACCATCAATCACCATGTATACTGGTGATACTTATGATTGGGATGTATCTAACGATACTAATCAAGGTCACACATTTTCATTTAGTGCTTTCCCAGATGGTCCTTATGGTCCAAGTAGAATTGATGATGTTGCTGTAACTACAGCAGCATCTTCAGTTGCTATTACTGTTCCTAGCACAACTGGTATCTTAGCAGGAATGGAAGTTATTATTACCGAAGGACAAGGAATTGTTCAAGGAACTTTAGTTGCATCTGTAGATAGTGGAACTGCTATTACATTAGACAGAGCTGCTCTTATCACTGGTAATTGTGTTTGTACGTTCCGTGGTGTTGAATATACCAATGGTGTTGAAAGAATTGGTAATATAGTTAGATTTAGACCATCAGCTGATACTCCAAGTCCACTTTACTACTACTGTAAAGCAGTTAGTTCTGGTCATGATGATGAAGGTGGAACAGATGGTCATGAAGTAGCAATGACTGTCGATCAGAACAATCCTAGGACATTTGGTTCTGGTGCTGAGTTTATTGTTGGTCAAGTTACTCAAGTTGATACTATTGTAAATGATGTTGAAACTGGAACTATTACATTAAGTGATGTACAGTCAACAGCAGCAACAATTGGAACTTTAAGTTATAGTGAAGGATCTGGTTCAACTTTTACAGCAACTAATCGTGTAAAGACTCCTTTTATTGAAGGTACTAATGATATAGGTGGTTTGACATTAACCAGTTCAAATACAATCTTTACTGGTTCTATTAATGTTAATGATCTGATTCAGATGAGTCATGTTACTGGTGTTATTCAAACCAGTGGTGAAATTAAATCTACTACTAGATTCAATGTAAATGATAAGTTAAGACTTGCAGAAAACGTTGTTTCTACTACTTCAACTGATGACCTTGTATTAACAGCATTTACTGGAAGACTTGTTAAGGTTACTAATAATACTGCACTAGTCATTCCTTGTGGTGGTGATACCGAAAGACCGATAAATGACGACGCACAAGATGGTGCTATTAGATTTAATACTGATACCAAACAATATGAAGGATATAGTGAAGATACTTCTACGTGGTCTTCTCTTGGTGGTATTAGAGACTTAGATGGTAATACTACAATTCTTGCAGAAGAATCTATTGGTGCAAATGATAACACATTATGGTTTATGAATGATAACGTAAACTCTGTGAAGTTTACTAAGGATTGGTTATCATTTGAAAATGCTAAGACAATAAGATCTTCAAATACTGCTGCTCCAAATTATGAAAATTGGATTGCTAACGTAGCAGTTACTGTTGGTACATATCTTAAGTATGGCAATAACCTTTTTGAGGTAATGGTTGCTGGTACTACTGCTACTAGTGGTAGTCCTCCTACAGATCTTACTGGTACTCAGTTTGTTAATGGTACTTCAGAATTAAGATGGACTCATATTGCAGTTGGACCACTAGTCTTTAATGAAATTGAAGAATTGAGAATTGGACCTACAGGTAATCTTCCTGTATCAATTAATGGAGATTTAAGATTTGCAGACAATACTATTTCAACAGATGTTAATGATCTTATTATAAGACCTAATTCTGGTAAAAAGGTTGTTATTGATGCTCCTAGTTCTATAGCAATTCCTGTTGGTACTGACAATGAAAGAGGTGTTTCAGTTCAAGGTTCTGTAAGATTTAATACAGATTCCTCACAATTTGAAGGTTATGACGGAACTAACTGGGGTTCTCTTGGTGGTGTTAGAGACGTTGATCAGAATACTTACATCATTCCAGAAACTTCACCAGGTGCTAATGAGAATATTCTATACTTCTTTAATGATAACAATAATACTCTCAGATTAACTACAAATGAACTTATCTTTGATACAATCGATACAGTAAAATCTGAAACTAGTGATGAGTTTGAATTAACTGCATCTTTACTTACTGTAGATGCTGCAGCAACTACTCTAGATAACACTTCAGCAACTAATACTTTCTTACATTCTGCAAAGCAATTCTTTGACATTGGTATTTCTGCTGGTTTGACTGTTGATCCAGTTCTACGTTTGGACAATCAAGGAGATCTTACATTCAACACAGGATTTGGTTCTGGTGTGTTTAGTGGAGTTAAACTCTATGATAAAGAACTTAAGTCTACAGAACTAACAGATATTAGAACTACCACAAGAGATTTGAATGTAGTTAAAGGAACTACAGATGTTACAGGTACAGTCATTTACACAACTTCAAATGAACTTTCTGCTAAGGTTATAGTTACTGCACATAACCCAACTACAGGAGATAAAGAGTTTATTGAGTTTGGAGTTCTTGATGATGGGACTGATGTTATCTTTACTGAGTATGGAAATATTCGTACAGACATTAGTTTAGTCACTCCTAGTTTCGTATACACTGAAAATGATGAAGTACGTCTAAATATCAACGTAGGTAGTGGTGTGGCAGATACCCAAACTGTTAATATCACGGTAGTTTCACACGTTACTAAGAAATAAAAATGGCATCTATTAAAGAGAAGCTCGACTCAGTTGGTGGATTTTCAATTGACAAAACAGTTGTAGTCGATGAAGATAGAAATGGTAAAGATTTCAATACACTTGAAATAAGAAATCGTCATTTTAGTGACAGTAAGATTCACACTTTCATTCTTAGAGGTACTAATACTGCTGTACTAGGACTCGATGATGTTGGAACTCAAATAACAATTTCTCCAAACACTGTCAATTTTATTACTGGAAATATTCTTGGTGTAAATCCTCAAGGTGTTGTGTACACAGCAAAAATTGAATCCACTGTACATGCAAATGCTGCTGGTGTTGTTACATGCTTATCTTCCATGACAACTGTAATTAAAGATGATGTACCATCAGGACAAACGTGGTCTATTGCACCTATTGGATCTCTCAATAGATTTAGCTACACCACAACTAGAGCAGGTACTACCAATGTTATTAAGTGGGTTGTTTGTACTCAAGTTATAGCAATTGAATGGCAGTAAGCTAAATAAAGCAGAGGAAAAATAGGCGGAGCCAACGAAGCACCATGAGTTTTAATATCAATTCCGACAAAGAGTTTATCAGGGGAGGTGATCCCAAACTCATCGGTGATAACGAACTTACCATTAGAGGTGGTACAGGATCATCTGAACGTGAGATTTTACGTACTCAACTTGATGCTACCACTGGATTACCACGTGTCGGTATTAACCGAACTGGTCAAAGAATTAATAACATTCAAATTCTAACACCAGGCGCTGGTTTTCAGACACCGCCTAGTGTTATTATTGGACCACCTAACGTAGCAGGTGGAATACAAGCCCTTGCCTCTGCCTTTATATTCAATGGCGAAGTTGTTAATATTGCCATTAATAATCCTGGTTCTGGATATACTACCGCTCCCTCTGTAACAATATCAAGCGAAACTGGTGTAGGTGCAACAGGAGAAGCTTTCCTCGATACTGTTGATTA